TGATTTTTATTTACCTGTCGCAGAAAAGACACTTTCTATATCTAAATTTATGTTAGTAAATATAATGGATCCGAAAGTCAAAAATGTACGATATAGGTCAAGTGATGAATTAATAAATAGTAATAGAGACAAATTTTTAGGTCAAATTGGTATGGTTATTATGCAAAGACCTCAAGGTAATGCTAAGTTTAAGACCAAAGAAGAACTGAATAAGTTTATGGCAATGAAGTATATTGAAAATGTTTGGTGCTTTGGTCCTAAAGATTACGACTTCTTCTCTTCAAGCAGAAGAGCGACATTGGAAAATTTTCTATGACATTAACAAGGACAGGAATGATTTCTAAAAAAGAATACGAAGAGTTAAAACCATATTACGATTATCAACGGAAAGTTGCATACAACAAAGAAAAGATTTATGAAATGGCACATAAATTTGATGGTCGTATGTTTGATACTTCAGGTGCTGTTAATCCCAGCGACTTTGGTCAACACCTATGGGATAGAATACCACCAGAAGAATACGAAGAACCACCTAAAGATTGGATACCTAAAGATGAGAAGTACCAAATAGAAGGCGAAGGTATTTCTATTGGTAGAAAAGTCGTGTTGCGTGCCAAACAGGCTGTTGACAAATAAGTTAAATTAGTATAGTATGGAGAAATTATGACAAAAGACTTTCTTAAAGACATTATAAAAGAGACTGGCAACGAATATGCTACACTAGCAAGTGAAGGCATAGACGCTGGCGATGTAACCAACTTTGTTGATACAGGTTGCTACTCTCTTAATGCGTTATTATCAGGCAGTATATATGGCGGTATGCCTGCTAATAAAATCACCGCTATCGCTGGTGAAAGTGCTACAGGTAAAACATTTTTTGCTTTATCTATCTGTAAGAACTTTTTAGATATGGATAAAGACGCAGGTATCATTTACTTTGAAAGTGAAAGTGCTGTATCTAAAAATATGATTGAAGATAGAGGTATTGATAGTAAAAGATTTGTAGTTGTGCCTGTTGCAACCGTACAAGAATTTAGAACACAATCAATTAAAATTGTTGACAAGTACCTAGAACAATCAGAAAAAGATAGAAAACCTATTATGTTTGTTTTAGATAGTTTAGGTATGTTATCTACTACAAAAGAAATGGAAGATACTGCCGAAGGTAAAGAGACTAGAGATATGACAAGGTCTCAAATTGTGAAGTCAACATTTAGAGTTTTAACATTGAAACTAGGTAAGGCAAATATACCTATGATTATGACCAATCATACTTATGATGTAATCGGTTCAATGTTCCCTCAAAAAGAAATGGGTGGCGGCTCTGGTCTTAAATACGCTGCCTCATCAATCATATATTTAGGTAAGAGAAAAGTCAAAGACGGCACAGAAGTTGTCGGTAATATTATTCATTGTAAAAATTATAAGTCAAGGTTGACTAAAGAAAATGCAATGATAGATGTACTTTTAACTTACGAAAAAGGTTTAGATAAACATTATGGATTAATAGAACTTGCAGAAGAAAGTGGTGTATTCAAAAAAGTATCTACAAGATATGAGACACCAGCAGGTAAGGCGTTTGGTAAGTCTATTATGAACGAACCTGAAAAGTATTTTACTAAAGATGTATTAGAGAAGATTGATGAACAAGCAAAAAAACGATTCCTCTACGGCGAATAAGAGATATGTTTATGTACAAAGAGACGGAGACGATTTTAGTAGTATAAAAATCGTTGAAGGCAAGTACAAAGATGTAATCTACAAATACGGCAAGGTGCAGTTTGCAAATGACGAACAACCTGACGGCAATCTTCCTTTGCAGTTTCAATGGACTTTATTAAGAAAGCCTGAAGAACTGGACTTGGATATTGACCAACCTGCATTTATAAAGTATATTGGAGATATATTAGTAGAAATATTAGATGAAAAAATAAAAGACGGAACAATACTTGATGACAAATAGATTAGAAGATACTATACTTACAAACTTAATTTTTAATGAAGATTATTGTAGAAAAGTCTTACCTTTTCTAAAAGATGATTACTTTGCTAATCGTACAGATAAAATTTTATTTCATCAAATTTATGATTTTGTTGATAAATATAATAATCTTCCTACAAAAGAAACCTTGATTATAGAATTAGGCAATAGAAAAGATATTACCGAGGAAGAGTATAAAGCAATAAAACAAACTATAAACGGACTTTCTTACGAAGAAAACGAATTACAATGGTTGCTTGATACTACGGAGAAATTCTGTAAAGACAAGGCGGTAAACAATGCAGTACTTAACGGCATTAAAATCCTGGATGGAAAAGACAAGAAAAGAACTCCAGAGGCCATTCCTTCAATTTTATCTGAAGCTCTTGCTGTGTCTTTTGATAATCATATTGGGCACGATTACATTGATGACGCAGATGATAGATTTGATTGGTACCATAGAACTGAATTAAGATTACCTTTTGACTTACAATATTTTAATAAGATAACTAAAGGCGGCGTTCCTCAAAAGACTTTAAATGTTTGTCTTGCAGGTACAGGTGTTGGTAAATCTTTGTTTATGTGCCACCTGGCTGCCTCTAGTATACTTGAAGGTAAAAATGTTTTATACATTACTTTAGAAATGGCAGAAGAAAGAATTGCTGAAAGAATAGACGCTAACTTATTAGATGTTAGTACAGATGATTTACACGCTTTACCTAAAACAATGTTTGATGATAGAGTTGAAAGATTAAAAAGTAAGTCGCCTGGTAAATTAATTATTAAAGAATATCCTACAGCGTCTGCTCATAGTGGACATTTCAAAGCATTATTAAATGAACTTGCATTAAAGAAAAGTTTTAAACCAGATGTATTGTTCATTGACTATTTAAATATATGTGCCTCTAGTAGATTTAAAGGTGGTAATATATCATCTTATTTTTATATCAAAGCAATCGCAGAAGAATTACGAGGTCTTGCTGTTGAATTTAAATTACCTATATTCACAGCAACTCAAACAACAAGAAGTGGTTTCGTATCTACTGATATTGGATTAGAAGATACTTCTGAAAGTTTTGGTCTACCTGCTACTGCTGATTTTATGTTTGCATTAATGACTAGTGAAGAACTAGACCAATTAAATCAAATGAAAGTTAAACAACTTAAAAACAGATATAGTGATCCTGCAATCAATCGTTCTTTTATAATCGGCGTTGATAGAAGTAAAATGAGATTGTATGATGTAGAACAAAAAGCACAAAACATAGTAGACGCCAATCAGGAGAAAGAAGTTGAAGTTGACCCATACGATAAGTTTTCTGACTTCAAAGTTTAAATTTATGCCTCGTAAAAAAGCAATAAACAAAACAAGACAAGAAGGAACAAGACCATTAGAGAAAGGTGAAAAACTACACTACACTAAATCTATGGTAAAGAAGAGAGGTAAGATATACTGGAGGGTTATAGAAAAACCTACTGGTACTATTATCAAAGATTACTTCTTTGAAAAAGACGCAAGAGCACTTGTTAGATTTCAAAACAAACATAGAGTTTGGGAAGTCAATGGTGGTATTCCTCACTTTCTTTGTTCTTATAAAGACTAATAAATATAGTTAGGAGAGAATAATGGCAACACTAAACCTAACAGAATTAAGAAAATACGAATACAGAGCACCTCTACTTGTTGACAAAGTATTTAAAAGAAATAAGAAAGAAAACAAGTTTCCTACACTAGAAGGTCTATTTGAAGCGACACAAATAAAACTAGATGGCAAGACTTACGACAAATATAGTCCTGTTATTGCAAAATTAATTGTAAATAAAGATACAAAAAGATTAGAAGTTGTAGGTACACTAGAAGGTCAACCTGGTCGTAAAACTTTTAGTCTTTCAAAGCTTGAAAAATCAGAAGAGTTTGGTGGTCAACCTGTTGGTGGTAAAAGAGAAAATAAAGGTAATATCTTTGAGAGAGAATTGGGTAATAGATTTGTAGAGATACTAAATGGTGGTACCGCTAAAGGACCTTATGCAAAACAAGCTGCAAAAATTTTAAAGATAACTGCTAAAACATTAGGACAAGCAGTTATAAAAAGTGAGATAGTTGCTGGTGCAAATAATCCAAGACCTTTAATACTAGAAGGTGGTGAACCTATTATTAAACCTGGTGTTCCTATGAAACACGGTCCACAATTATCAGACATTACATTAACACATAAAAGTAAGAAATCTTATTTGTCTTTAAAGTTTGGTAATACATTAACTTTTGTAAACTCTGGTGTTGCAAAATATTTCTTTCCTGAGATTGAAATGATGACTGGTAAATTAAAAAATCCTACAGGTGTCGCAGTATTAAAAGCACTTGGTATTGATAATGAAAGATTTTGTAAAGTATTTAAAGACTATGGTAAAGTACAAAATGGTACAACCGTGCCTAATCATATTGAAAATGTATCAAACAAAGTTAATAAAACAGGATTACATAGATTACTTACAACTGCTATTGGTGCCGATTACTGGATGGTTCACGGTAAACCAGGTAATATCATAGACTTTTGGTATATGCCAGCAAATAAAAATGCTGCTATGGCGAGTATTGCTGGACCTATCACATTATACTATGGTGGTAAAGATGGTAAATCAAAAAGAATAGATATGGAGTTTAGTAATCAATTCTTTGATTTTAAGTTAAATATTCGTAATAAAAGTGGTAAGATATATCCTAGTCATTTGTTAGTTGACTATAAATCAAAACCAGGCACGAACAAGCAACGGTTATAAATAGTTAAGACGAAGTGAGTATTATATTGATGGATAGTTTATTTGTATATGGAAAAAATGAAGGACAAAAATGTTTAGTTTTAAAGGATATTCAAGCTCAGGTACTAATACACACCTAGAGCATTTAGAAGATAGTATTATAAATGACGGCGCTAAAGGTGGTAGAAATGCGATTGCATTTTTAAAGTCTTTACAAAAAATGCTTGTAGGTAATTCAAGCAAGAAAGTAAATGTAACCGTTAAATGGGACGGTGCACCTGCCATAGTTTGTGGTATCAATCCTGAAAACAACAAATTCTTTGTTGGCACAAAATCTGTATTCAATAGAACTCCCAAAATCAATTATACCGTTTCAGACATAAACAGAAACCATAGTGGTCCTGTTGCGTCTAAACTTCAAGTCTGTTTAAGAGAATTAAAAAAGTTAGGTATAAGAGGTATCTTACAAGGCGATTTATTATTTACTAGTGATGACAAAAAAGTAGTAAGTATAGATGGTCAATCTATGATTTCTTTTACACCTAACACAATTACATATGCTTTACCAGTTGATAGTAGCGCTGGTAGAAAAGTTGCAAGAGCAAGACTAGGTATTGTATTTCATACTCAATATAATGGTAATGCAATGGATAGTTTAAATGCAAGTTTTGGTTATGTAAGAGGTATCAATTCTGCTAGTGTATTTGTTCCGTCAGCACAATACAAAGATACAAGTGGTAGTGCAACAATGAGTAGAGCAGAAGTTGCTAAGTTTAATGCACAATTAAGAATGGCAGAAGGTAGTTTACAAAAGGCAGGACCTTTATTAAATCTGTTTGATAGTAATGACCAGTTGTCAGTTGGTTTTAGATTAAAGACATTTTTTAATTCTGTTATTAGAGATAGTAAAGGTGGTATGGGTAGTGTTAGAACACTACAAGATAGATTTAGAGATTATTATGAGAACTTTATACAGGCAGAAATAGATAGTAAGAAAACTGCTAGAGGTAAAGAAAAATATATTGTTGCAAGAGATAACAATTTAAAATTTATTGATAGAAATAAACAAGCACTATATTTTGCTATAGCAACTTATATGACTTTGCAAACGGCAAAGAATACAATATTGCAAAAGTTAGCACAAATACAAAGTGTTGGTCACTTTATTAGAACCGATAGTGGTTATAGAGTTACCGCACCTGAAGGATTTGTTGCGACAGATAAGATAGGAAATGTAGTTAAGTTAGTAGATAGATTAGAGTTTAGTAGAGCAAACTTTACTATCGCTAAAGATTGGGTAAAAGGATAATGACATATACAATAGAAGAAATTATTGAAGCAATGAAAAAAATATGTCCTGAAGCCTGGAAGGATAAAAAGTAATGAAAAAATTTTTAAGAGAAGTTATAGATTGGAAATTTAATTTTATTAGAACTAATCCTGTTAAGTCAGTTTATCTAGCGTGGTTAGAAGGATTGGCAATAGGTATTCTAATAATGTTTTTAATAGGATAATATATGGTACAAACATTTGTCAATTTTCTAAAAGAAGCGAAGATGGTTCGTGTAGTTATTATGGGTGGGCCTGGTTCAGGTAAGTCAACCTATTCTGAATACATTATAAGACACTTTGGTATTAAACATATATACCCAGGTGGTTTATTAAGAAAAGAAATTGATAAAGGTGGTCCTGATGGTCAAAAGATTAAGAACTTATTAGACCAAGGTAAGTTTGCACCTAACGATATAGTTTTAAAATTAATTAGAAAAGAAGTTGCAAGTGCAACAAAAGGATATGTATTAGATGGATATCCTAGATATATGCAACAAGTAAGAGATATGGAAAAGTTTGGTATCGGTTATGATGTTGTTGTATTTTTAGATGTAGATAAAGAAGAAGTAATTAAAAGATTAACAAAGAGAGGAAGAGCTGATGATAAACCAGATATTATATCTGATAGAATTGCCTTGTACAAAAAAGAAACAGGTCCAGCGATTGATTACTTCAAAACAAAACCAGGCTTTATTAGTATTAAAGCACAAGGAAAAGAACCTGGTGATATTGCGAAAGATATTATAAAGGAAATACAAAATGAAATATAGACCTTTACCAGATAACTTAACTATTAAATTATCACCAATAGAAGGTTTTGGTATATTCGCAGTAGAAAATATTGATAAGATGACAGACTTAGGAATATCACATTTAAGTCTAGGTAGAGAAATTTATAGAACACCTTTAGGTGGTTTTTTAAATCATAGTGATACACCTAATTGTCAGAAGATAGAAGTAGATGGTAAATACTATTTACAAACATTAAAAGATATTAAAAAAGGAGAAGAGTTAACTTTAAAATATACTCTCTATAAAGTATGAAACAATTTAAACAAATAATACAAGAAGGTGTTTACGACCCAGGAATATTTAAAGCATTTTTTCTTGCAGGTGGTCCTGGTTCTGGTAAGACTTATGTAACCAACAGAGCAACTGGTGGTATGGGTTTAAAGATGGTTAACTCCGATGTAAGATTTGAAAGATATTTACAAAAAGCAGGTCTATCACTAAAAATGCCTGATAGTGAAGCAAGTGCTAGAGACCCATTAAGACAAAGAGCAAAACAAATTACAGGCGACCAAATGGACAGATATATTAGAGGTCGTTTAGGTTTAGTTATAGACGCAACAGGTAGAGACTATAATGTAATTAATAGACAAAGAAGTATGCTACAGATGTTAGGTTATGACACTTATATGATATTTGTAAACACTAGTTTAGAAGTTGCATTACAAAGAAATAGAGTTAGAACTAGAAGCGTGCCTGAAGATATAACAAGAAAAAGTTGGAACACCGTTCAAAATAATATCGGTAAGTTTCAAAATATGTTTGGTATGAGAAATATGATAGTCGTTGATAACAATGACGCAAAAGAAGATGAACTATTAAAAGTATATAAACAAGTAAGGAGATTAATTAATGTTCCTGTACAAAATTATGTAGCAAAAAAGTGGATAGAAAACGAACTACGATTAAAGAGACAAAATGCCAGATAATTTTCAAAACGCATATTACAGAAACTATGTAAAAGAACTTCTTAAAAAGAAGAAAAAGATAGTTGATGATGTCAAGGAATCAATAATAGATATTCCTAGAAAGAGATATGCACCAGGAGTGTTTGACAATGCAGATACAAACAATCCTAAACTAAAACAAGTTGTTAGAGATATGATAGACGCTCAACTAAAACAATTTGCAGAATATCACCCAATCAAAAAGTATTCATTAATAGGTTCTATCTTAACAAAGAGATACCGTGATGACGCAGATTTAGATATTAATATATTATTTGATGTACCCGAAAGTGAAAGAGAAGCTGCGTT